ATCCGCTTTTTCGGAATGCGCTGATCTGGATTTCGTCCATCACATCATAGGTTACTCCATTTTTTGTGAGTTTCACACGCTCACCTCCTACGCGGATTTGTGAACATATATAGCAGGCGCTTTATTCTGGAACACTCCGCAGTCATGATAGATTCTGCCCTCAATTAGCCAGCCGTTAATGCCGGGAGGGTTATCATGGATTTTGTAATCAGCGATTTTCTGTGCCGCCCATGCCGCAATACGGTTTGTAAGCATAAACTCAACACTGGCGGGCATATAGCTTCGGGGAATGAAAATGATCGGGATATTCTCGATCATGCCGACCTGTCCGGTAACTAGCATTTCCTGCGCCATGTCGGACGCCTGGATAAACGCTGTGTCCAAACGGATGTAGCGATAAAATCCGGTGGAGATAAATCCGAAGGTTCCGGCGGTGGGAGCCTTGTTGTCAAGCAGGGTTTCCACGCCCTTCAAAAAGCTTTCATAGGCATTCCCTCCGGTAATCGGGGCCGGGGTTGAGGTGTTCCCCGCATTAGCCGCAAGAATGGAAATCCTGTACTTATCGACCTCAGGAATCACAACCTCGTCAAGCTGCCGACGTAGGGCACGGCCAGATTCCTTCACCATCATGGTATCAAGGTAGTTCCGGCGATCAATCGTGAATGTAAAACTTCTATCCTGCGTCAGTGGAAAGGTCTGTACTGTGTCACCAAGTTCATCAGGTGTACCATAACGGTTATCTCCCGCCATAGTATAATCATTCATGGGCGCAGTGGGAATGCTGTAAACATTTACGGTATTCACGCCGGTGAAATCCAAATCCTGATTAAATGCACTCTGCGTAACGGAGGCTTTTGTAAAGCGCTCATCTACTTGATCACTGTATTTTTCTGCAAAGTTAATTGCCATAAATCATTTCTCCTTTTTTATTATGTTTCGTTGAATCCCGCCAAAAACGGGTCTGTTTCTTTGCTGCCTGCGCCCTTGCTCCCGTCCGGCTGAAAGATTGACACTCCTACGGGAAGCTGCTGCGCGGCGGTTTCCTGTGCGACCTGCTCGATATCAAACAGATAACCGTGTGATTCAGTGAACGGCTTCAACTGTTCGTCCAAGCCCTCAATGCCCTTATCTGTGCGCTTTAGCCCTTCACGGTTGAGAAGCGGCAAGACAATCTTCGGGTCTTTGACTTTTGCGGCTTTCAATGCAGTGTCCAAATCCCTGTCAAACTCCCAGCCGGATATCTTTGCGTCCGCTTCCGTCTTGGCCTTTTCAATCTCTGCCTGCGCTGCTTCTGCTTTTGCCTTCCAATCATCAACAGATTTTTTCAGACTGCCGATATCGGAAGATTCCGCATTGAGCGCGGTTTTCAGTTCTGTTTCCATGTCCGACATTTTCAGTTTTAGATTGTCGTGGTCTTCTTTCAGCGATTTTGCAACGGCTTTCTCTCGCTCAATGTCGCGTCCATTCTCGTCCATGATTTTGCTGATAATATCGTCATCAAGGCCGAGGCCGGTTAAAAATGATCTTTTCATATATAAATCCTCCAATCAAATACGCTTTAATTACGCGGGTTGCATCCGCTTTTGGTCTGTTCTTTTACGCCTACCGACAAAAGGCAAAATAAAACGCCCGGATGGGCGCGGGGTTAAATAATTAGGTGATGATATTTTTCCTATAAACTGATGCATTTCTAAGTAGTGGTTCGGGAACCCATGTGGTGTTATGTTTTTTGCCGTCTGTGTCCTCACCAGGTTCATAGTTTAGGCACTGTAATTCAATCAATCCTTCTTGTCCTGTCCCGCCCAAACAAATTGATAGCACTTCCCAAAAACGATGACATCCAAACCTTTCATCACGATAAAAAATAATATCTCCTGTTCTCATAATTACCTCCCACAAATTATATATATCGCCGCGCGGCGAGATTAGATCACGCCCTTACTCCTGAGATACTGCGTGAATGCCTGATTAAACCTTGCAGGCATCGCGGCTCTTACCTCATCCATCGATATAGTAAGCATGAACCGTCCATCGCGCCATGAGCCATCAACATTACGAGCGCCATATTCGTTGAAACTGGCATACTCTTGTGAATTTATAATTTCAACTTCAAGATCATTCCCAACGACACGGACCTCTCCAACTTGCCATGATGCACGCAATGCGCCGGTGTCTACTGGGGTTCTCGGTTTTGTCTTAGCGAGAACACGTAAGGCTTGTTCAAGCAGAAACTTTTTTAGAAATTCGTCAAAGTCCTTGTAAGCGTCATTGAAGTCCTGAAAGAACCTTTCCAGTTGGCTAAAATCGGCTTCTCGGCTCATGGCAATACTCCTTTTAGAGCATAAGAAAAGCGCCCATCCATAGATAGACGCTTGATTATTTGGTTTGAATATTATTTTGGCTCGGACATTGTAAGGAATGTGGAATATTCCCCATCGTTAAAGGCTAACTGCTTCCTTCATATAGCGCTTTTATGTGTTCCTCTGTTAAAACAACAGTATCCCATCCGCAAGCAAGCCCATACTGTTCTTGAGCCATTATTGTATTTTCGATTATTTTTATATCAAGCATAAAAGTCTCTCCTATTCAATGCATTCATTGTCTAAAACTATATCATAAATACTTGCATTAAATCAAGGTTTTATCCCTCTTTCTTTCGCCCATTCCCGATAAGTCATACTTGCCGATACGAGATATGATTTCCCTGTTTTGGGGTCGCGGGCTATGCGTTCTGATTTTGCAAACATTCTATCAATTTCATCCTCTGGAAAGAACGGGATTGTCGTACTCCGGCAGTTCGGGTGCGCCGGAGGGAAGTTGACCCCCACCATCTTTTCAGACAGCGCAAACACCTTATTGTCAAGGTCTTGGCATATTTCAGAAGTTCTATGATCTAAGGTTGCAAGATATTGGTATGATTCTATTCCCACTTCTTTGTAGGCATCAAATGACGCTTCGTTTGCTATTTGCGAAAACTCCGTTCTTGCCAACCGCTCCCCATAAGACCGCCGGACACCTAACTGATCGGATATGTCTTTGCCGATAATGCGCGGATTCTGCCCTAATGCAATCCCTCGCGGAATAATCTGCCCCATAGCGATAGTCAGCCGGTCTTTATCCGTCCAAATGCGGTCGGAATAATTCGCGCCAAGCCATTTCTGTGATACGGCTTTTTCTATGGCTTCTACATTCAGCGTTGAAAACGGTGAGCCGAATCCTACTCCCTGTTGGATATTGAAAACCGTCCGGTAATAAGCGTCCTCATATGTACCGCTCAAGCCCTCCCTAAACGCATCCTGCTCCTGGGCATACAATTTCTCCACGTTCCACTGCACATCCGCTTGCAATGCTTCCAACCGGCTCACGGCTGATTTGAGGGATAGCTGCCGGTGTAGCTTTTGGCGGTAGGCGGGGTCGAAGGCATAATTTGTGGCCTCAATAGCGGCATAGTATTCTTTTGTTTGCTCTAAATATGCCTTTAATTCTGTTTTGTTAAGCGCCCTCCGGGCATCTTCGAGGGATACGCCGACATCACGGGCGTATTTCCCGTAAAAACTTTCGATTTCTTTCTGTATGGCCTTTTGGGTTTCCCTATATGTTTTTGCGAGGTTGGCGGTCATTTCTTCGCTGGTCTTTTCGGCGGCGAGGATGACACGCTCGGCACGCTCCGACCAGTAACGCTCTTGGGATTCTTTCGATTTTTTAAGTATTGAAATGGAGCGTCACCACCTTTCAGGGTATTAAAAAGCGCCCATCTTTTGATGAACGCCTGATTAGCAGTTTAGTATAATTTTTATGCTTTAATTTTGCATACTGCCCAATAAATTCCTCTTAAAGATTCAATGCTTTTTATTTGGCGCGTATCAAATCCCGTCAGTGCTATAGAGGAAACCGTATCTAAATATTCCGCTTCGGCTTGTCTGCCATAAATATTCTGAACCGAATCGAATAGATTTGTTAATCTGTCATATTCAGGTTCATCATTCAGTATTATCTTAAGCTTTGCCCTTGCTTCTTCAAACATAATCAATACCGCCTTTCATTTACCAATTATATCATCGGAGAAACTCATATGCAAGCATTTCTCCCCACCCTTTCAAGCATAATCCCGCCGGAGGACGAGTGATAAAGATAAGTGCAGCCATCAAGAAAATATGATTTAATCTTCCGGAACATATCCCCATATTTTTTGATAAATACTCCATTTCCCATATGTTCCAGTTTGAAATTTAGCATATGATTCGTTTACAATTCTTGCATTGCCCAAAGAAATACCCCAAAATGTTGCTTCTTCTATAAACGTTCCATCATTTGCGATATATAAATTAAAGGTAATATCACTGCATAGACGTTTCATTTTTCGAGTGTTATATAGGGTTCCACGCAATACATACTTTGCCATATCAAGACCGCCTTTCGTATAGCCTTAACTTTGTTCGCCCTCCCGCTCCCGCGCCAACCGCTCGTTTTCTTCTCTCAGCCTTGCAAGTTCGCGCTCTGTGTTCATGTCGGATAGGGCTGATTGTTGCTCTTTCTCGCGGCGGGCTTGCTCCACCTCATGCGATTCGACGGCAGGATTCCAGTTGTCGAGAGTCTCTTGAGATACGCCAGTGGACCCAAGTTTAACCGTATCTTCGATATCGGCCGACACATTAATCATCATATCGCGGTCCAGCGTGACAATCAATTTATACTGTGCCCATTGTTCGGCTGTTCCTATTTTGCGAAACTCCAACCAGATATCGAAGAAGTATTTGAGTTGCTGCATAAACACTTCAAACTCAGTTTCAAGGCCGTTTGTGTAGGTGTCCAGGTCTTGATATCGAAATTTGAGCGCCACACCCGATGGGTTGCTCGTCATGTCATCGTCCTGCGACATGACCATCATGCCGAATTCTCTGATATCTTTTTTTAAACTTTCAAGCTTTGCCTGCACTGCCGTAACGTCAGGGCTGACTTGCACGTAATATGCTTTGCCATCCCGCTCAATAGCTACAATGCGTGAATTTTGCATAATTTGGCGCTGTTCAATCAAATCGCCCAACTCAGGAGAAAAACCCTCAAGCACTAATACTGGGTCAATATCGTCTAGTAGTGCATCAGTGGACTTGCTTTGCAATTTATCATAGCTATCAATCTGTGAGCGTATAATATTTAGTATCGGCAGCTCGTCTTCGTTGCCTTTGAAGGCGATAAACGGCACTCGACCCCACGCGATACCTTTGCCGGATTGATCCATATGAGCCATGGACTGAGGGTAATCAGGGTCGGGAGTTAATGCCGCATGGCCCTTATCCTCAAATCGCGCTACGAGTTCTTTGTCCCAAAACTCAACTTTGTTGATTTCCTCGCGGTTATTATTAATATACTGAATGACCTTGTAATCCCGGACAATTGCATCAAGCATAGTATGTTCTATATCGGCCCATGCAGGATATAGTTCTTTAGAATCCACATACTGTAACAAAAGGTCTTCAGTTTGGTCTATGGTGACATAAGCCCAGCCGATGCCTTTATTAATTGCACCATGTTTGCCGATGCGCTTGATCGTTTTCCTGCGGGCTGGGGAAAGATATTTCGACCACTCATCTAAATAAATTGCGGCCTGCGGGTCTTCTATTGGATTACCCTGTTCGTCAACCGTCTTTGGTATCGGGCTTTCCACGCTGACAATGAACGGCTTACCAAGTGCATAGTCACTCTTTTGCACGACATTTGTTCGTACATGACCAGACTTAATTTTTACATTCGAAAGCGTATTATTTTCGCCATGCCCAGATAAATCTCGCCGCTTCTGGGACACGGTGACATTGCGACACATATAATATTCGTCGGCGTCATGCATATCTATAATGATTTGTTTTTTTTCGCGATTACGCCATTCGTCCAATATCGTCTTGAGTATTTCTACGATAGACCGTCCGCGTCCCATGAATTCGATTTTGGCATTTATAACGTCCATTTCCGATACTTGCAAATTATATCACCTCTGACTACGCGCCCCGAATCATCGGGCCACCATCTATTTTTCGAAGCAGTGACGCCAAGCTATCCGGGCAATCGTCATGTTCCGCGTCCTCCGTATAGTCCATAATCTCGTTAATGTATTCCGGATCGGTGTCTTCAAGAAAAATAAGCTGCTTCCAGTATTTCTTGAGATATGTTGAAATTTTGATGTACTTGTTCATGCTCTCGTGGTATTCGCGGGCTATGTCACCGCGGCGAATAATTTCTTTTTTCAGATAGCCCTTGTCAGCATTGCTTTCCACCTCAATCACGCCGCAGCGATACCGTTTCTTGATAAGTAGGTATTCGTCAAGGCAGTTATCAATATGATTCTTTCTCAGTTTTCCCAGTACATATATGCCTGCATCCGTCTTTTTAAGCAACGTGAGGGCGCTGCCGTCCTCGCCGCCATATGCAGCGTCAATATGGGCTATGCCGTTATATAGCAATTCGTCGCCGGTTGTGAATTTCGGGCTTGTGGCAAACAGCGCGTTCTCACTGGCAATATGCTTCAACTCATAGTTGGCAGCAAATAAGGAGGGTGTCAATACTTCCCGCTGCGCTTCGATTTCCTCCCGCGTCATGAGGCCGGTAGAATAGCAATCATATTGCTTAATATTCGGCATCAAAGAGAATGCGTCATCGCGGTGCCATGGCGTGCCGGTGTTAATCATCCTGCCGCCGCGATTTTTTATGTTTTGCAACTCCTGGTATACTTGCTTGGTATAGTCTCGTTCGGCTCGGCTTATCCTATCACGCAAATTGACAATATCGTCAGTTATAATCAGATCGCCATGCTTGCCGGTCAAGCTTCCCTTGGTCCCAAGTCCTAAAAGCTGGACTGAGCCGCGGGCAGATGAAACAAGATTGGTTGTGATTTCGCTTGAATTAGATCTTGCCAGCTTGATTGGCCGGCCATATATTTTTTCGGTCAGGAAAGCAAAGACTTCACCGGCGAGTATCTTTTGAACTTGGTTAATGATTTCGGTCACGTCATCATCGGTTTTGCGTAGGAAGATGATGTTTTTGTTTGGGAATAAAACCATGTGTTCGCTGATTCCGATTGACAAGCAGGTCGTTTTATAGCTGCCTCGGTGGGCTTGCAAGGTCTGGTCTTCTTTGGCCCTCAGAAACGATACTATCCATTCGTTATTTAGATCATTAAGTTTCGTAAATCCCAGCCAATGACCGATTTTTGCCGGTTCATTCAGGAGAAGGTCTATGTATTTTTTCTGTTCCGTTGTCATTAGCCATCACATACTTTTCTATTTCCTCTATGGTTTCATTGGTCGCCTTGGAGATTTCAACCTTTTCGATAAAGATTCCGTGATGCTTGCCCAACAACTCAAGCGCCTTATCTTTTCCGTATAGCTTAAATTTAAACTGCCCGTCCCGGCCTTTCGATATTTCGGATATATTCCGGGTGTCTATTTCATCACTGTTTTTCAGATCAACGATAGTATCATAGGCCGCGATTGGGTTACCATCGCCGTCATTGCCAACAACTGTCTTTTCAGTACGGAAGGAAAGATAATTTTTAACATCATCCTTAGCCATATATTCAAGCTCTTTTAAAACTTCTTTTGCCGTCATGATGCATTCATCTTCGGTTTCTTTTATCAACCGGTCGTGAAGCTCATTATACCTTGCGTATACCTTGGCACTGTTAAACAATCTGCTTGCCATTTCATCAACCGTTTTGTCGGATGATTTACACTTTGGGTAAGCGATTCTATACGCCTCTCTTTGACTTTTGTATTTGACAAGCTCCTGTACAAATTTTTCCTGTCTATCTGTTAACCTTGCCATTTCATCACCTACACTTTAATCGGCTTCCATCCATCAAAATTTCTCTCAAAACTAACTATCCCGTCAAAAAATTCTTTATAAAAATAAGCCAACTCAGAATTGGCTGTAATTGTCGTGTTTTCCGTTCGCGGATTAGTATTAATATTGGCAGAGCTTTCAATCGCAAAGTCAAATTTATCGCCAAATCCCACGAATATCTTTGAATGATTCCGGAATATCGCTGCTCTGCCATTGTATTTCTGCATGACTTCACATAATCGAATCCATTCGTTTTTATAAGAGCCTTTGAAAATTTCGCCTACATAGCAATCCAACTTCTGGATGCGTCCAAGGCTTAAATATCGTTCTAATTCCTCAATATCCTGCAACGCCATACACCAAGTAGACAAGATGCAATATTTCAATGGCTGCTGCCGGAGGATGAATTTCAGGAAAGACAGGCTGTCAATGTCACCACCGGAAATAACATGATATGCGCAGCCCGGCTCAATATCCCAATCTATAATATTTTCAAGCTCAGTTTCGCTTTTGAAGCGTCGGAAGAATTGAGTTTCCCTGGTTTTTATTCCCCGTGATCGTATTTTTTGTCTTTCCTCTTTTTCCGGCTTTTCAGGCTTTTGAATTCCGTTTGCAGAAAAGATGATTTCTTGATTTTTATATGGTTTCAAGGGACTCACCACCAGAGCTCTGTTTTTCCCATCAAAAAAGCGACCGCCTCAGCAATCGCCTTAAATTAATTTCTATGCGCTTAATTTTTATCAATCTCTCTGAGGTGTCGCGCGCAACGCTCAGTTCATCCGGGAATGACCCGGCCACATGGAATGTATCGGATTCGAACCAATAATCTAAGCCGTCGCTTTTGCCTTGCCGTTTGGCTAACGCTCCCATACCTAAAATTATACTCCCTCAAACCCTTACCAAAAAGCATTGTACGTGCGCACATACGGTTTTTGGCCGCCGTCATCGCGGACCTATCGGGAACAATATATCTTAACCCCAAGCCTCAGCCCACCCTCGAATCGTGAGGCGCTTACTGCTCAGGATATCATTTTTTACGCCCCGGCAAGCGATCATGAAAGACATCCCCTAGACATTCTAGGGCTCTTTCATGCTGATCACCTATATACCGGGGCTGTTAGAAGGAGGTCGATATTAACCCAGCCCTACACAGCGCACATTATGGCGCTCCCTCCACATCCGCGTTCACCTCGGGCTGGTATACGAGGCTCAAACCTCATTGTCTTCGGGCCTATAGCCCACTATGTTGGAGCCGGGAGGTTGGCTCCTTGGGTTTCACCCATAGTAACATAATAAACTAAAACGACGTCCTATATAGCACCTATTTTTTTAAACTCAGCAAAAAGAAGAACTTCCTCCTGGTTAGGTTAAATTCATTTCGCCCACATGGCGGTTGTAGATCGTACCAAGTTAAATCTTCTGATACAGCTTTCAACATCCATTGATACAAGTCCCCGCTAGACTCAATAGCCGTCTGTTCTATTAATTCAATGTTTTTGCTTAATTTATATGCCCGTTCTGCCTTATTGGCCGTTGTATCCGATACGCCACCGCCTCTTGGCATCCCGTCAAGATTCTTACTGTCAAGGCTATAACAACTATTTTTTTCTCTGATAAACTCTTTATATTGCAAACAAAAATTATATAGCTCTCTGTATCTGTGTTTGCTTATTCCGTATTTGTCAAGTTTTAAATCTCGTTTATTTGGCAATTCCCCACCTCCTTACCCCTCCAACATCTCGTCAATCTCGCCTCTCGGAAACAACCCTGATTTCCTCCAAACCGGCTCCCCGTCCCGCATAACTATCACCGTCGGCAAGCTACCAATCCGATGCTCATTGGCCAGCCTGTCACCGATCGGCGTCCCTAGCTCTATCTTTTCGAGCCCCTGCAGCCCAGCCAACACTATATCCATCTGTGGGCACGTCGGGCACCATGAAGCCGTGAACTGTAGGATTTTAAGCATGGTCTATTCCCCCTCCATACGGATTCTCCCCCGCCGGTCGCACCGGCATATCATAAGCCTGCCTGACACCATTCAAAATCCGGTTCCACAGGTCCCATCTTTCGCGGTCGGTTATGGGGGATACTTGGGTTCTTTTTTTTAGTGATATGTCAGTCATCTGATGCCTCGCTTTCCGATTTGGCATTTTCCACCTCTGGACATCTCGATTGACTCAGCGACAACATCCGTTCATAGGCTTCTATCTTGCCTTCCAGATATCCTAAACGTTGAAATTCTTGCGTCAATCTGTTGTTTTCCGCTTGCAAATCCTGAAGGTCGCATTTCAAACAATCATTTTCGGCGATGAGTGAATTATTTTTATCTTCTATGGATTTGTTCGGCGCAGAGATGCATTTTTTTAGTTCAGCCATAATAGTCTTGACATCGGTTAGAGCACCAAGTTCTCTTTTGAGTTCCCTTATTTCTTGCTTAGCCTGTGATACGTCGGATATATGCGCTCTGCATTTTATCCCTTCCTCGGCTAGAGCTTTACGAGCTTCATCTCGTTGCTCCTTTATGAATATCTCGGCCTCCCGAAATTCCTGGATTGCTTTTTCATATTGTTCAATTTCCAGTTTCAATACTTCATTTTCTTCCTGCAAAGCTTTCTTGTTTAACAATTTATCTGGCCCCCTTTCTCGCTTTCCCTTCGCACCCCATAAGAGCAATAATCACCTTCCCACATCGGAAATAAATCAAGCAGTGTACATTGTATCCCCGTTAGTTCTCTGACGCCGCTGCCAACCATCTTGTGTGGTTTGCCGTGGAGACAATCCTCGCATCGTACCGGATTTACAACCTCGCCGGGCTTGCCGATGGCTTCGTAGGCTGCGATCTCCGCATCCTTGGCTTCGACTTCATCAATCAAACTCATTCCCTCATCAAATATCTTCAGTCCGTGATATCTTGAAGTTTTAAGCTGCAATTCTAACTCTTTAATTTCCGCATCCTTGACTTTAATCTCATCCAACGCCCACCGTAAATCATCCGGAGCGTGGGCGATGAAATTAGCGTCTCGGATGGATACTTGCGAACAAACCAAATCATTTATACCGTTAGACCATACGCTATACTTATTCATTGATTTTTCCCACGGTCCGGGTGTGGCTGCTTGTAACCGGGCTTCGATTTCATTGATTCTATTCACTTTTGGCCTCCTCACACAATTTATCCAACCATCTCAAATCGCTTGATAGACTGTCTATGCTGGAGCTAATATCATCCAATTGCTCGCGAAAGTTCCGAATATTGGCGTCTCGATGCTTAAACAAGAATGCTTCCAAACTATCGTCATCGGCCACATGCAGGTACACAGTGTCCTTATGGCCGGAATTGTTGTATTCATGGATTCTGGTTCCTATTGTTCCTTCGTTCATCAAGTCATCAGATGCTTGATGAATGCGTACAATCTCCTGCGTCTCTTTGTCACGGTAGACTAATAGATTCATGCAATACCCTCCCAATTCCATAATCTTTGCCGACCCCGCGCCGGTATTGGCTCTGGAAGCATTGTCATGTTGGCGAATTCCCAGGCGTAACGGCCAGGTGTCCAGTCGCCGAAAAGGAGTTCATTACCGGATACACAAGGATTGCCATTCGGTAAATGCAACATACAAGCCCGTTTTCCGTCGCTTGCCGTTATCCTCCAACACCCCACAAGCTCCGCCGTTGCGACAACAACACCAAGCGGCGCATTGTTTGCCTCATATATTCCAAGCGCGTTTTCTGCTGCAGACATAAATCCACGGACTAATCCAAAATCTATATCGCCAAGATTATACGACTTCTGCGCCGCATGTATCGCAATCGGCCCCCGGTAATTCGTTGCCCATGACCGCGTTTCGTATTTCTTTGCCCCGCAGGCCAGTAGGGAGGCCCATGGTTGATATATTGTAATGGCTTTCATCGGTTCAATCATCGTTATCCTCCTCAAACACAGCCCCGCATCCAGAGCATTTCCCATCCCCGCGCTTCACCCGGACCCCGCACGCCGAACAAACATACCTTTCTGACCCCGCACTGAAAGGGTGCGGCGTATCGTCGATGATTCGGGCTGTTTTGGCGGGTTGGCTTGATGGTTGCCGGGTCATTAAGTCCATCAACCATAATCGTATATCGCGCCTTAGTATCTCGTTATCGCAGCACTCGGCATACATTTCCAGTGCAGGTCTTGCCGCATTGTCCTTGTCTGGGCGCAATACAAAACAGTTTTCCACCGGCTCGTTATTCAGGGCCTTGTAGACTCGGTATTTGACTTTTAGGCCATCATAATCGTCTTCGGGCTCCGGCCGGGTGAGGGGTTCGCCGCAATTCAACTCATACATTTCATCAAATAGAGCCATAGTCACATCAAACAAGTCGCTATAAATGGCATAGCTTATTTCGCCCGTACTATTAAGCCCGTTGATAAAATCAGCAAACTCACCTTTTATTTTTTCTTTTTCAGACGCATTCGGGTTTATTCCCCAACAACTCATGATTTTCCTCCTTCGGCGGTTTCGGCAACGGCATCCAGTGGGTAATATGCTCAAGCGGTACGCGCCAGTTGTCTCCATACGTATCTTGCCAAGTCACGGTATTGTGATATCCGACATCAACGCCAGATATACGAACTAATACGCGTTCATATGGTTCCGGCAACCCATCACTGCATTTTATCCATCCGACCGGCTCCTTCTCCCGGTTAAGTTGGGCTTGGAGGGAAAATAAAATAGTTTCCCATTCATTTAATTTGGTTTCGCCTCGTTTCGCTTCGCCAAATTCTATATAAGATACAAGCCTTTTTCGATATTCCTCGGCAAATGCTATCGCCCGCTCAATCTCCTTACTCATGATTTACCTCCCTTTCAACAACGCCACGCCACTTGAACCCGCTTCCTTCGACGCACGGAAAACCCAAGCTGCAACGAAAATATTCAGAGCCGTCAAACGGATTGTTACCTGCATAGGCGCATGTCTCACATTGTGATACAGACTTTATGTCCTTTATCGCCGCATCTCGCTCGGCCTCCGCCTTTTCTGCGCAGGCTTTCCACCGGTCACGTTCAGAGGTGATGTCCGCTAACCGTTGCGTAAGGGATTTCCTAGATTCGCATATTTCGTCGCAAGCTTCCCATGTACGCAACGGACAAGTATTGCAATCCTTGTTATTCCGAGCCTCGTTTTCTTTTTCTAGCCGTTCATTTTCGGCTTGCATGTCGGTTATTTGCCCCGGGGTTAGCCCGGTTTTCTGATAAATGTATAACGCTGATATAGCTTCCTGGATACCGCAATTCTCGCAATCACAGCCGTTATTGTGCCTCTCACATTCAGCAGCGCAAGAATCTTCACCGCAAGACTCTACCAAGCATTTCAATATCGGCAAATCGTTAGTTAGCGATATTGTTGTTAATTTTTCCATTCAAACCACCCTTTCAATTTTAGCCGCTGCAATCCACGGATTTATTTCATATTTCGGGCCTTTTAGATAATCAACATCCCATTGCGATGCAAATCGGCCCCAGTTGTATCCATCATTTGCAGGATTTTTTATCCCGATTGCTACACATTCTTCTTCTGTCAGCTCCTGCACCCTCAACACTCGCACCTCAGACACCGCCAGCTTAATCCGCGCGGCCCATTCAGGCATTTGCGCAGGTGACTTCCATGACCAATCCCTGTAGCCGTCATCCTTAAATGTTGCCTTATAATCAACCCATGTGCATTTGCCGTCTATGTGGACATTTTTCCATGCCATATCGGGTACATCATCAAACCATGCGTCACCGTGATACCATGTTTCCCGGCCCAGCAGCACGTCACCGACTTCGAATGGCAGCTTATAATAATGAGCACCCTTGTAATCCAGATCAGTAAACGCAACCTTGCCTATATTTTTCCTGTCGTGATGTCCGGTTGTATCCAGCAGTCTTCCGGCACATATATATCCTTCGGGCGGCTGCGGCGTTATCGGCCTCACAATCAGCGTCTTGCTGCCATCGAGTAGGCCGGGGATTTCCCATTGCTTGAGATAGACAGCCCTATTCATCAACTTCAACTCCCTTCATAAAACACATCCAGTGCGTGTTATTGTGTTTTCCGCTCCTATGCCCAAACAGAGGCTCAACACCAATGACCTTTATTATTTCTTTTAGCGGTATCTGCACCTCCGACCACTTAAAAATCAGCGTCCCGTAATCATCCAGTACCCGCATGCATTCATGAAAACCATCATGTATCATTTGCGGCCAATTTTTATCCAGCTTGCCATATTTCAATGTCAGCCATGCGGTTTCTCCTGCGCGTATTAAATGCGGAGGATCAAACACAACCAGCTTGAAAGCGTTATCCTCAAACGGCAGATCCGTAAAATCGCAAATCGTATCAGGATGTATCTCAATATGCCGAACAGAATCGTATTCCCCCCAACTTCGGGAATAAGATAATTCGCGGATGTCGCAAAATTCAACGTTGGGATTTTGTTTGTCAAACCAGAACATCCTGCTTCCGCAACATGCATCAAGTATTGGTTTCATACTATCTTTCTGTTTGAGGTTTATGGATTTTTTAGACATCATCATCGCTCCCGTCAAGCATTTCTTTCCAAAACCGCATGCCCAACTCAAACACACTTTTGCCATCGCCCTTCATCGGCCGTTCCGTGAGACTTTGCAATCCTTTTAGACGCTCCCAATATTCGGGCAGATAACGATAATAATTCCTCAATTCTTTCAAGTTTTTCATTCCGCAGCACCAGCACGACACTCTATCAAGTAAGGCATATAACGGCTTTCCGCATTCCGTCCAAGTATATCCATGCTGATAGCAGTACAACAATGCTTCGCCCTCCGTAACGCCCCATTCCGCCAGCGGAAATCTTTTGTTCTGTTTTCGTTCTTTTTGTAATCGCTCCCATTCGTCATGAGCAACGCCCACATAGACGATATTATCACCGCAATATCTATCCATCGTCGCCAATTTCATTGTTGTACCCCAGCGGCATCCGTTGGTCCCACACCAGCTATAACCGTAGTGGATTTGACCATTCCGGCCTTTTACCGGTCGCTCGAACATGTCATAGATCATGGGGTTCTTGGGGTACAGCTCGGTATATTTGATTCCGTGCTGTTCTAATAACGGGATTATCTTGTCGCGAATATCATATATCGCCTGGAATTCCATGCCGGTATCGTAAAAAATTACTTCGTCCAGCGGTTCATCGCGTTCTATCAACATCAGTAACATTGCCAAACTGTCTTTCCCAAAACTCACACTTGCTATATATTTCATGTTTTCCTCCCTATTTTCCGGAGGAATGCGCATTCCTTACTTGCCGGCAGATGATCAGGCCGCCAGGCGTTAATTAATTTTCTTCCACGTAAGCCGCCCGCACTCGCTCGGTAGCGGCTTCGGCCTGCTCTTCTGTTTCGTAGTAGTTGCCGGCCTTATACCGCGCATCATCTATTTCATAGCCCAGCTCGATACCGTCCGTAACTCTTCCGGTAGATATCACATAGCGATATTTATCGCCCTTTTCCGCCCTCCACCGCGGCGCCGGGATAAATTTGATGTATCTTTTAAGACATGTGATGCAATTCGTGTCGGCTGACTCCTCGCAATAATGCGAGTCATTAGGGGGACAAATTCCAGCCTCATGCATTGCCTTTACGAATGCATACAGTTCTTTTCGCGTGCCCTCAAATGTTATTTTTGACATGTTGACCTCCCTTAAAATTAATCGCAATCATTCTTCAATTTCTTTTACACCCTGAATTTTTAACAAATTGTATTCATTCTTGCCAAGCCATTTTTGCCATTTGCCGCAATTTGAGCAATATAAGCCCTTGTGATTATCTTTCTGCATGATTGCAAATTCGCTGCTTCCGCATTTGCATTTCACAATAATCCCTCCTGTGCTTTTGATGCGTTTAAATGCGTTTATTGAGAGGGTATCTGACGGCGGTGTATTATCCCCGCCACATAATCCGCCACCTGCTTGCAGTAATTATCCCTTGCCTCGTCGTTAAATTCGCACGCCTCGTCCGCGTAATCCGTTTCGCTGTATCTGTAAGGCTCGCAATCTCCACGCACACAGCCAGCGCAAACGTCTAATTTTTTTATGTCGGTAGCATTTTCCGCGATCCGCTCATAGGCGTACTCGTCTACCTCGAAAAATCTTTCGTCAGCACAGAGGCAGTAACAAGACGGATTACCGCAATAGCTTATCAGACCGCATTCGCCGCAGTGTTGGCCTAGGTTACTTATTTTCATTGGGTGCCTCCCTTGAAATTAATTCGTTCGATCTCCTCCACTGTCGCCGCCAACATACCCGTCACGAATTCCGATCCGTCATACCTCGCCTGTATATCCTGCATTTCCATGATGCAAGCCAGGCAGGCAGCGTCGTCCTTGGCTTTAGCATGTTTTCGGTGGAATACTAGTATGTCGTCGTGGATGGAGGTGTATTTGCCGGCCATGTCATCCCGCCTCGCTCTTATCGATCGGCAAATCTGTTCCAAATGCCCTAAGAATATCCTTGATTGAGCGTGTCACATATTCCGGGTTATCGAAAATTTTATGGTTATCCTTGATCAGATCGTTAACAATACTTTCCCAGAACGGAATAGCCTCAATTTTTTTCATTACATGAGAGTATCCCGCGTATTCCTTGCCGCAATTACAGAGATAATATTGTTCACATTCAAGCCCGCTTCCGTCTTTCTCTGTGAGTCTTATAAATCCGGTATCGGTACATGTATAGCACTTAATAGTAATCACTTCCCTCTAGCGCCAAACCCTTATAATGTTCCTGCTCTAACTTCATTCGCAATGTCCCAATAGATACTTTTACTTTGTCTGACAGCATTTTATCTTGGGTTGAAGCCTTGATAGCCTCGCGGTAGAGTTTTTGAAATTCAGGCCGCAAAAACTCAGGGTTGCTATTGCAAAGATTGATAAAGCCTATACTTTTAACAATTTGATAAATTATTGGGTTTTGCTTTTCAGCGTATTCCATAGCCTCTTTTTGACAATACCGACCAAAGCCAATGATATTATTCAGCGCTTGCCACGCACCAAGAATGTCTATTTGTGGCTCCGCTAATTCAACGCAAGCCTTTCTGATATGTGCCGGCGTTATATTAAATTCCTCGGTTCGTAATAATTTCTTGAGCGCTAAATGGGCTGTGGTAAAATCCAAATCTTCCAAAAGGCTAAACCATACCTGTATTTTTGCCGGGTCAGCGAACGAGACGCCTTGTGCTGCCGAAATCAATGTTGTCAGCGTTACCGCCTGGTCATATGTCAATTCTGTTCAACTCCCCATTGTTATATTTTTCAATGCTTTCCTTGGCTGTGTCCATCGTCCGTTCGAATGCGGTTTTAAATTGTTGTCGTGGTTGAGCGCTATCTTTCCGGTTGCGCTCCCAGGTCCTGACAGCAGCTTTCCAGTCTTTCATTTTATTTTTGCCTACCATCCATCCTTTGGACTGATAAAAGTCAATAAAGGCTTGTGCGTCAATTGAGTTGTTTCGCTCAAGACAATATATCTGTACTTCATCAAGTTTTGGCGGAATGAAAATTGCGGTTTTTTTCTTTGCGCATGCACTATGTTTTTTATCTTTAAAGTTTTCTTTAAAGTTTTCTTTAATATTTCTTTCTTGGGCATCTACGTAGTTGCCTGTAGACGCATCTACGTAGTTGCCTGTAGACGCATCTACGTAGTTGCCTGTAGACGCATCTACGTAGTTGCCTGTAATCGACGTAGGTGCCTGTGGGGTAATCCATGCCTCATAGTCCTTATTAAATGCAATAATTTTTGCATTATTAAACGTTGCATCTTTTATAACCAAAATAATTTTTCGTGCTATTAAAGGCTTAATTTCTCTTGCTATTTGCTGTCTGGGAGCTCCAATGGCCACGCTCAAAAAAGTATCCGACATTTCATGTGATTTTCTACCAAATCCATATGTATGACGCCATACAGCAAGAATAATTCTGAATTGCGTCCCGTTTAGCTGACTTTTCATTATATTTTCCAATATTTCGTTGGAAATAGGCGTAAAGCCATTCTCTTTTTGTGGATTAGCCATTTATTCACGCCCCTTATTTGAAACTTGGCTAGAAAGGCAGATCATCATCCTCAAGCACGTCCTCCGAAATGGCAGCATATTCAGGCTGCGGCGTATAGGCCGGCGAATCATTTTCCTGCTTCTTCTCGCCAGTAAACTCAAAATCGTCAATGATGACATCGGTTGTATATATCTTCCGGCCCTCCTTATTTTCATAGCTGCCAGTCTGGATATGACCTCGAATTAGGATCAATCTGCCCTTGCTGAAAAACTTGTTAATATTTTCAGCCGTTTTCCCGAACGCTTTGACGTTAATAAAATCCGTCTCGTCTCTTTTGTATTTTCGGCCTACTGCCAAGCTATTTGACAAAATTGCCATGGGCTCGGCGGCTTGGGAATATCTTAGGTCATGGTCACGGGTAAACCGGCCACATAAAATCACATTATTCATGATAATTGCTCCTTTATCGTTATTTCAATTCTTGGGTTTTTCGCATCCACAGCAAATCGGTGAGTAAATCCAACTATATTCTTCCATCCGTCGTTCTCCAGGACGCCGCTTGAAACAAGAGCGTCCTGGATTACCTTCATGCCGAACGAACATATATTGTCAAGATCGCGTTTGTGATTGGGTTCAATCCATAAGTAATCAATATGTACTGGTTTTGATATTTTTACGTTCCTAAGTTGTCGCTTTATGTGTGTTGTTATTAGCCGTTCCGATTGCCTTTTTAATTCTGCTCCTCGAAACTTGTTAATATTGAGCTGTTTTATATAGTCATTTAGGTTGGACAAATTACCATCAATAACAAGTCTGTATGTCATATAAACATCTCCCTGTTGCTTTTTACAATGCCGTCACAATTAGTTCATTGTCGTCCGTCACTCTTGTCGCAACGAATTGCAACCCTTTTTCCTTGCATTTCTGGTAAAGCAGCTTCCGGTTTTCGGTTGATAGATTCTCAGTGCCATCAATCAGGATGATTTGTAACCCGCTGGGCTTGCTGATTGCCACGTCAACGCATAGTTGTAATTGTTCTCCCTCAGACAAATTGCTTATTGGTAATCCATTTACAAGCGGTATGCCATCCTTAACCGTGAGTCCCTTAACTGGTATTGTGGCCGTCTTCAATATCTCACTAGGCAACTCCCGCGCTAACTCAATTTTCCGGGTCAATTCCTTGCTTTGCTCGGTCAGATCATTCCATTCTTCTTTTGTTTTCATCAAGCGCCGGTATTCGTTCAGGTGCAGCTTCATTTTTTCAGCGGTTTCGATTTCGGATTGTAGGCCAGATATATCAGCAATATCTTTACCTGTGTATTTGTTGGCAATTTGGATATCACTGTCAAGCATTGCGACCTGCTCCCGGTACTCAGATTCCGCTATTTTTATTTTGTCCTTTAGTTTATCGTCCAACGTGAGAAGCTTTTCTTCTGCTGCCTTGATTTCGGCCTTAAGGCGCTCGATGCTAGATAATAGCCCTTGCTTCTCATTAGTGATAGCTTTCTCCTCGGCGGTTATGGCGATTTGCTTGTTGGCCTCCAGACTTCGAATTTTGCCGTCATAGCTGTCTTTAAAAGCTTTTGCTCGTTCGATTACATTGTTGGATTCCCGGATAGTCTCAAGCTCTTTATACTTACCTCCCAGGTTGTAATCCTCCCATTTCTTAGCCTGGTAATTCGCCGGTATTTCAGAGGCTATATCTTCAATGGTTTTTCGTAGGTGTAGGGCCCTCGAATTTATTTCTTGCCGATCCTTGTAATACTCGCCATTGTCAGCTTGGATGTCATTCAAGACTTGCAGAATATTCTGCCCGTAATCAATGCCGGCTGGTATCTCGCTAAATTGCTCTTTGATCCAATTCAGGTCCCAATCAAATTCAATAAGGTCCAATATCATCCGGTTCTTTTCCTGCCTCGACATTTGTGTAAATTGGACTGGATTAAGCTGCAAGGGCGTGAAGATTTCGTTTAAAAATGTTTGCGGCCCAGGAATCTGTTTACCGTTTTCCGTCACCTTGAAATAGTCAGCTTTGTCGGCTCTAATTTTCCGCTCAACCTTTAGTCCGGAATCAGTTTCAATCAGGATTTCACTTTCATTTTCACCCTGCCGGACAATGACATCGCGTGGAAAGTCGTTCGTCAGGGCCTTTCTGATTGCGTCAAGTACAGAGGACTTCCCGGCTCCGTTTGTGCCGGTGAGCTCAACGGATTCGCCGTTAAGCTCCAACTCTTTTATTCCAAGTACATTTTTGATTTTTAATTTTGTTGTTTTCACTCCTCGTCATCCTCCTCTTCCTCTTCAAGATATCTGTCGTATGCGTTGCCACAGAAACGACCCTCGCACATTGACGGACCGTTTGGGGTTAATATGGTTGCTTTGGCTCCGCGTTCTGTTTCATAACAATAATTGCATAGCGTATCGCCTAATTCCTCTATAGTTTTCATTAATAACCTCCTTGTTAATATCAACTATTTATTATTATTGATACTATTCAAACTCCATTATCATATCAAAACCAATCAAAACCTTTTGAGACTTGCAATAATCACATGTACTGCATGGTTCTGGTATAATTAATCCCGTTTTGATTTTGGCGTATCTGGGGGCGTATTCTTTGATAATTTCTAATGCATTGTCCAGAATTTCGTCTGAAAAATAGAGCGCGGTAATGTCCGGTATATCCTCTTTGCTCACAGCTAATATGTATTGTTGGCCTGCTCTGCCATAAGTTTGCTTTATGAGTTCCTTGTAAATCGCAGCTTGGTAATGGTATCCGTATGCAAAATACCATCCGATTTTCATCTTATCGGTCTCGCTCCAAACTTTTTTGAAGTCTTTTATGCATTTGGAATCAAAGCCTTCCAATGTTTCTGGGTCCAGGAAGTCAACGCAACCCTTGAATGGTACGCCGGCAATTTCGCCGGTGACAATCACCTGTTTCTCGCAGCGGCTTACGATATCCATAAGCATTTCCTGCCGCTTAAAGGCTTCCACGCTCCCGATGACTTTTTTAAAATTACTTTTCAATTCGCCCTTGGTGGCCCCCCTGCTGGAAACCATGTCGGGATTTTGAAGCAAGAATAGTTCCTCGTTGCCGGTTATGCATGCCTCGAAATAATGACCTTCCTTGTAAACAGCCCTATCTTTTGCGTACTCATTTCTGACCTCTGCCAATGCCGCAGCCTCACAATTTTCAAAGCTCTTAAATTGGCTTGTAGACATATATTTCAACATCATTTCAGGCGAAAAATAATTCTCATTCGTCAACTGCATCTGCTTTTACCTCCTCGGATTTTCGCTTATTACTGCATTCAGCGCATAGTGGCACACCGTAACGCTTTTGATTTACCGCGGCTATTTGTTCAGCGGTGTATTTTCCCAGAGCGGTTATTTCGTTGTTACAATCATGGCAGAATGGTATTGAGGGAGGAACTGGTTGTGGCGCTTGTTCTGGCTCAGACTCAGGCTCAGCATCCTTACTCTTAACTCGCAATGCCTCCTCCATCTTCCCAAATGCCCTGACTTTTTCTACTTTAATCGTAATTGCGCACCCGGCCCATTTCTCAATAATTGGCGTTTTGTATAACTCTTGAATTGTTTTACAGTTAGTCTTATTCAGGATCATAGGCTTGGAATTTTCGCGGAAATATGCCACTATACAGCTCTTTTTAGCTTTGGCATCTTTTTTTACTTTTTCCATGTCGACAACCTCTTCTTGTACAACCCGGCTTATAGTCAAGGTTCGTTCCTCTCCTTTTTGAAAATCCCATGAGCCCAAATAATTTGGGTCAGATAATTTTTTCCAATGTGTCTCAGACATTTTCCAGCACTCCCTCCACGATCTCCTCCGGCCAGCTCGCCCCAGCACAATAGTACACACCATCCCGATATTCAACCGGCCCTGTTACCGTAAATTCCTGCCCCGTCACGGTTTTAATTTTCAATCCCTCTTGCATATTTGCCTCCTTTGCCTTACAATGGCAGTATCAATGTTTTTACATGCCCCCGACGGTTGCCGCCGTCTTAAGGGGCTGTTTTTATCCCAGGACCTCTTTGATTTTCTGGAGCACTTCGTCCTTGTGTAGCTCAGCCTCTTTAGGTGTTCGAAAGCAATTGCCCATTAGGTAGTTGGCTACATCACTGGCAAACATAAAACTTGTTTGATCGATTGTTTGATCGATACGGCCTGAAGCGTTAACGAAGCAATATGTATCGCCAAATTTCGGCTTCCATGGCAGTTTTTTGAGATTGGCATAACCATTTAAAATATCGTCAAGCCAACAACCTTGACTCATTCTGTCGCCGGCACAATCGACGAATCTGCCGCCTATGTATTTGTAGGGATTATAAATAGAGCCATCAATCTCAAATTCATCCCCCTCAACCAACCCCAGCCATTCGGCTAGCTTCGGTGTCAGATTTTCACCCATTAAATTCATCCTCCTTCCTTGTTTTTATTTATACCCACCTCTGCCCTGGCACCACTCCGGCACGTTAGCGGCCTTGAAATTGACTGAGCTGGTATAATGTTGACACCTTACTGTCGCACCGCCCTCATATATCGCCGTGACCTCGCCATACACCGGTCCGATATCGTCATGGGTATGGACCTTGACTCGGTCACCGATGTTGATGGTACCGGGTGCGTATTCGTGATAGATCATTTTTTCACCCGCTTTCCGAATATCCGGCCATTTTTCATCCACATGAACCAACCGGCATGCTGATATGCTTTCATTTCTTTGGCTCCCTC